AACTGGTGCAGCAGTAGGCTGTACAAGTGCATATGGTATTAGTAAACGTGCAGCAGAAGATTGTGTAAGAGAAATGTGTACTGTTCATAAACCAATGGACTACACTATCTTTAGGTTCTATAACGTAATAGGTAGTCATTTTGGAATTGACCCAACTAACCCTGATGGTTTAATGTATAACTTGATAAAAGCTAAAACAACTAAAAGTTTTACTATATTTGGTGATGACTACAAAGAATCATGGGATGGTACTCCAGTAAGAGACTATGTACATGTTATGGAAATATGCGAAGCTTTGAAAATGGCTATAGAAAAGCCAAGTAATAAAGTTGAAAGTTTGGGGCATGGCATAGGATATACTGTTAAAGAAATGGTAGAAATATTTCAGCGTGTTAATGAACATGAATTTGAAGTGAAATATGGACCTAGAAGAAAGGGTGATTTACCTAGTAGTGTGTTAGAAGAACTATCACCGTACATGAAAGAATTGTACACGATAGATGAATTGCTACTTATAAAAGATAAATAATAGAAACTAGCGAGAATTTATTATGGACTTTAGAAAATTACTAGACATTATCAACGAATCATCAACTGAAGAAATGCCAGGCTTGCCGGCTGGGGTAGATATAATGTCCCCCGAAGAATTTATACAAACTGAATTAAGTGATGATGAAGTAGCTGACGAAAAAGAAATAGACGAAGCAACAAAATTAGCTGCGCCTAGTAAAGAATTCAGTGATCAAGAATTCCAAGACTACATGAAGCGAATCGTTGGAACTCCTGACTTAGACAAAGAAGGTAAGCCTAAAGTAGATAAGAAGGGCATTGAAAAGTATGTATCTGGTAAAGACAAGCTAGACAGATATAAAATGCCTTATATGCATCGTTCAAGTGTTATTGAATACTATGATGCAGAGGGCAATAGATATGACGAAAAGCAAGTTATAAATGCTCTATCACAAAGACCAAAGTCGTTATTAAAAGAAAACGAAAAAATGAAACACTCTAGTGGTGAACTAGAACAATTCTTTAACATTGGATTTGCTGCTCTAACTGGTATTGCAGTTGACGAATCAACTAATAAACTAATTATAGTAAATACATGCCCTGGAGCCGGGTCCTGTAAAGTTGACTGTTTTGCCATGAAGGGAGGCAAAATTCAATTTAAGAACGCATGGATAAGCGATGGTAGAATATTAACATATTTGCTAAATGATCCTGACGGATTCTTTAATCAACTAAAAGCTGAAATTGAAAAAGAACAACGCCTAGGTAAAAAGAATGGATATCGTGTTACTATTAGATGGCATGATGCTGGAGATTTCTTTAGTCCGCAATACATGGATTTAGCATTTAAAATGGCTAAATCTATACCTGACGTAAATTTCTATGCTTATACTAAAATTGCTGGAGCAGCATTAGGAAAGAAACCAGACAACTTTATGATAAACTGGAGTGAGGGTGCTAACAAACAACAAGAAAGACAAGTTAAAGCAACTGATCCAAACTTAGAAAAAACAAAGAACTCACGAATTGTTCCCGACGAATTGTTCAAAGATTTATTGCTCAAGAAAGACGGGAAACTAGAGAAGGGTCCTAGTGGTCAATGGCAACTTCAACCAGGCACACTAGACACACTTAAAGACAGACTAGCAATAAAATACGGTTTAAATAAGAACACAATTCTTAGCTATGATGAATGGGAAAAGAAAGGCAAAGATTCTATAAACAATATATGGAATGTTATCATTGCTCCAGGTGAACCCGATCTAACAGCAAACTCTCAAGGTGTACTAAGTACATTACTCTTAAAGCATTGATATGTAAAGGGTATAGTATTATGCCCTTTTTCATTAAATCTATTGACATTTCTAAATAACCGTGTATACTTAAGCTAGTCTATCACTATACTTTGGATATCTACAATGATCAAAAAGATTGGCTTTGCATGTAAATTTGTAGCAATTAACAAGAAAGGGCTTGTTGAAAGTGTTGAGGGTCTAAACACCGGCGGCACTACTATTACATATCTCAAGAAAGCGGGCAAGAATGTAGCTGAACGCAAAATGTGGGAAGTAATGGAAACTAATATTAAGCATACCCATAATCTTGTTATGCGAGTTGCTAAGCTTGCTCCCGAGCTTAGAATGGTTCGTTTGACTTCAGACATGATGACAGCATACACCCATGAAGATTGGGCTTACTTTTACAAGTTGCCTGACGTAGTTAATCGTATGGAGCAACTATTCGCACCAATTGGTGAAACTGCTAGAAAGCATGGAGTCAGACTTTCATTTCACCCCGGTCAGTTTACAGTACTAGCTTCGGAAACTGATCAGATCGTAGAAAACTCTATTCGTGAGTTTGAGTATCACGTTGACATGGCTCGCATGATGGGCTATGGCAAAACATTTCAAGACTTCAAAATCAACGTACACATTTCGGGTAGAAAAGGTCCTCAAGGTATTATTGACGTTTTACCTCGGTTATCGCCTGAGGCTAGAAACATGATCACTATTGAGAATGATGAAATGACTTGGGGCTTGGATGCGTCACTTGAGCTTGCTGATCACGTAGCACTAGTGGTCGATATCCATCATCATTGGGTAAAGACTGGTGAATACATTGAAGCTACTGATGATCGTATCAAGCGAGTAATTGACAGTTGGCGCGGTGTTAGACCTGTTATTCATTATTCAGTATCTCGTGAAGATTACTTAGTAGATCACTGCAAAAACACTATGCCTGATTTGAAGTCTTTGCTTGAGTCGGGACATAAAAAGCAGCACCTTCGCGCTCACTCTGATTACTATTGGAACAAGCAAGTAAATGATTGGGCTGTAACTCACAACGATTGGGCTGACATGATGTGTGAAAGCAAAGCGAAAAACCTTGCCAGCTTTCAGCTATACGAAAAATATATAAAGGAGAAAACAAATGTTTGATAAGATAAAAAGTTTATTCAAGAAACCTGAAATACAACCAGAACTTTTAGTAGAACAACCTACTAAAGAAGTTAAGCCTAAAAAGCCAAGAGTTAAAAAACCTAAACCAGTTGCACCTGAATTGACTTCAAAAGAACAAGCAACAATGGCAGGTGAACCATATATCAATATTTTAAAAATTGATGTTGATCCAAATAATATTAATAATGGTGCATTTGAACTTGACTGGAACGATAAGTTTGTGATAAACTTAATTAAAGCTGGATACAAGCTTAGACCAGATGATGCTGATGCTGATATAGTTGATCGTTGGTTTACGCAAGTATGTAGAAACGTAGCATTAGAAGTATATGAACAGCAACAAGCTGACCCAGAAAATCGCAATCAAATGCGAGTAATTCAAACTAAAGATATAGGCGACGGCCGCACAGAGGTGAGTTAACATGGCTTCTATAAACACAGAAAATTCAGTATCTGGAGATGTTCTGATATTAACTGAGTTAATGAAACATTTACGTATTCCGAAAAAGAACCGCCCACTTTTGTTAGAAATAGCGAGTTGGGGAGGATTAGCAGTAGAAACCTTTCTTGAGCAAGCTATTTCTAAAATCTCAAAAGTTAAAAGAAGTAATACGCACGGAGAGGATTTTGTTAATGGTTGGGAAGCAAAAAAGTGTACTGTTATTTACCATACACATGGTACTAAAAACAGTACTATAAATCGTGAAGCAACAATAAAAAATATTCATAAAAAGCACGGTGATGTGTTGATTGTTGTAGCTGATTCACTAAGTAATGAGTTGTTTTACTTTAAAATTCCTGCAGAAGAAATTAAAGGTCGTAAGTCTATAACTATAACATGTGATACTAAGGGAGGGGCATTGAAATGTTTTCGTTCTGTCAACGGTTCTGTTGAAAATTCATTCTCATGGAGACTATGGAACTTATATAGAAAATCTTCTTTTAAAGAGTTGTGTACTGTTTAAAGCACCAAGACGATACAAGAACAATCGCACTCAGCAGCATAAAATAATTTTAATTAAATAGGAAGTAATAAAATGCATTTACCGTATTTGAAGTGTTCTTTTCCCGGTTGCACTAGGACCGTGGGTCAGCACAATAAAAAAACTAACGCTAACAAGACTATGTGTAGTTACCATCGAACAGCAGGTAAACATGCAGTTGATCTTTGGAAAATGAATAATGGTTGTGCGAATAAAGACTCTCATTATGGATTTCCTTGTGTTGTGACTGATATATTGAGTCCCGATACTCTAGATGTAAACCATATAGATGGTAACAATCTAAACAGAGATGAGAGCAACATTGAAATACTGTGTAAGATGTGCCATACAAGGGTAACACGGTTAAATGGACATCATATGCCGAAACCTAACAGAGTAATGAACCCTATACTTAACACGGAGTTATTTGAATTTTTGGCACAAGATGATTACCCAAAATTGAATAGAGTACTCATACTAAACAAAGAGTTATTTGAATTTGCATAAGATAGTTACCCAAAATGCTGTCACATAGCAGCTAAATATGCTACTATATAAGAACTTACTATAACTTTGGATTATTAAATGAAATACGCACTTGTAGACACTGCTAATACTTTCTTTCGCGCCCGTCACGTAGCATCGCGTAATGCCGATACTTGGCAAAAGATTGGTATGGCACTACATCTTACATTGGCTTCGGTCAATCAAGTTGTAAAGCGACATGGTATTGATCATGTAGTATTTTGTTTAGAAGGTAGGTCTTGGCGTAAAGATTTCTACAAGCCATATAAAGCTAACAGAAAGCTTGATGAGTCTGCAATGACTGAAGCTGAAGTAGAAGAAAACAAAATGTTTTGGGATACTTATGAGGCTCTGACAGTATACTTGCGTGAAAAAACAAACTGTTCAGTTATCAGAAATCCCATAGCTGAAGCAGACGATATCATTGCTAGGTTTATTCACTTGCATCCCGACGATGAACACATTATTGTTTCTTCGGATACTGACTTTATTCAACTGATTACTGAAAACGTAAAGCAGTACAATGGTATTACTAATCAGTTGATCACACTTAGTGGTTACTATGATGATCGTGATCGCCCTGTTATTGACAAGAAAACAAAACAGCATAAAGGACTAGACGATCCACAGTTTATCTTGTTTGAAAAGTGTATGCGTGGTGATGCTACTGACAATGTGTTTTCAGCATATCCCGGTGTTAGAACTAAAGGTAGCAAAAACAAAGTTGGCTTGATAGAAGCATTTGCTGACAGTGACAAGAAGGGTTTTAACTGGAACAACATGATGCTGCAAAAGTGGACAGATCATCTTGGTATTGAACGTAGAGTACGTGATGATTACGAACGTAACCGTATCTTGATTGATTTAACAGCACAGCCTGAAGATATCAAACAGCAAGTTGATACAACTATTCATGATACAGTAAAGCTTAATCACGTACCTCAGGTTGGTATTTACTTTATGAAATTTGCAGGAAAATACGAGCTTAACAAAATTAGTGAGCAAGCTGAAACTTATGCTAAATGGTTGAACAGCGAATACCGAGGTGTATTACATGAAAAAAATATTTTATGAAAAAGTAGGTAAACGATACAAGCCCGTTAAAGAATATGATTCAGAGTTAATGGATGCTTTTTATAAAGGTACTCACATA